GCAAAAATTATTGTTTTAGTCGCTGCTAAAAGCTTAATTTCGTTTTGGTCTATTTTTGTAAGTTTATTTAATATGATATTTACTGTTGGAGTGAAATAAACAGACCCGTTTTCTCTAGATCCTACGATAGTATCTGTAAGACTAGAAACTCCAAGTGGCATAACATATTTGTAAATTGTATTACCGTCAAAATCTATTGTATCAATTTCAGCAGCAAATGTTGCATCATAAGTAAATGAAGCTATTTGATCGTAAACTGCAAAATAAATATTTTTAATTCCGCCCGAAATTCTTGAGCAATCAAGTCCCCTACCGTGTATAAGTGCTGTACAAGCCATTTTATTGTTTTTTTTGGGTTAAGGGAGTGAAGGGTTTTACCCCCTCACTTCCGTATTATTTATTTATTAAGATACAAGTACGCAATCAGCTCCTACTCCTGTTTGTGTTCCTGCACTATAACGAGCAACAACTCTCATATTATCACTTCCGTCAAGATTAGCCATATCTAGCATTTGGATTCTAGTAGTGTCAGAAAGCAAATCTGTACCAAAAAATAATGAACTCTTACGAGCTACAACGATAGCTGCGTTTTGTAAACCATTACAAACAGCGATTTTGTAACCATTAATTCTTGGCTCGTAATCTCCATTCATATTGTAAGCATTAACATATCCTAAAGTAGATACAGCTTGGATGTATAATTGGTAATTTCTTTGATTAATATATACAAACACATCTTCTTTACCAATAATTCCTGTTGGCATAGCATCTAATCCTGCTTCCATATCAGCAATAATAGTTCCATTTGTTGGTGCAACACCTGCTCCACCTGTTAATGCTACTTGAACAACTGTTGCATCATTTCCTGCTCTTAACCATCCTGCTGCTCCTGCTCCTGTGAATCCGATAAACTCTCCTGCTGCATTTTGAGTTCCTGCCCAAATATTAGATTCAACATTATTTGAAATAACTTCTCCTAAATAAGATATAACATAGTCATCAAAAGACGCAGGTGGTGGTGCTCCTGCTCCTGCTCTCATTTGTAACGCTTCCCACGAATCCAAAAGTACAGACTTACAAAGTTGTAAATTTACTTGAAGATTTGCAGGTTCTAAGATTTTTTCCGTTAAGTCAAGGTCACCTGAATTTACGAAATCACAACCTGCAGCTGTAACAATACCTCCACCTGCTGCATCAGCATTTAAAGACATTTGTTGAATGTTAGATTTAAACTTGATATTTTCAATCATAGTTATGTACTCTAGTGAATTTGTTTGAGCTAAAGCTGCACTGATGTAGAAACCAGCTGCCTTCCCTGCAAAATTTGATGTTGTAGTAAACGCCATTTTTTTTTGTTTTTAATTATTAATTTTTATTTATTTAAGTCGTATAAGAATTTGTCTTTACTAGACATTCTTCCGTAATCTCTTTTTGATAATACTTTTCTTTCTGAACTAAATTTATTAGTATCTAAAGGAGCTGACGCAGGAGATTCTGCTAATTCAGTCTTTAGTTTATCATTTTCAGCTTTTAACTTTGTTAATTCATCTTCTGCTGAGAACTCAACTACTTCTGTAGTCTTAATAGATTTAGGATTAGTAGAAGGTGCAACAACTTCTTCAGCCATTTCTTCAACCTCATCATCTCCTCCGTCTTTATCTTTCTTTAGACTTGCAACTGCGTCTTCTAGGTTTTGGATTCTTTTCTCCATACCTTCCCAGTCCTCAACTACTGCTAAGTCTTCAGTCATTTCTTCTTCAACTACTTCTTCTTCAGTTTCGCTTTCAATAACTTCAGCAACGATACCTTCTTCCTCTACTCTGAAAGATACTCCTGTATCAGTCTTGTAAGTTCCAACAGGTAATAAGATAGTAGTACCATCTTCAGTTAAAACAGAAATATCAACTCCTGCTTCTAATTCTTCAGCTGTTGAAACGAAAATAGTTCCGTCTTCTGACTTCGCTTGCCACGCAAGAGAAACTTCTTCGCCTTTATCAAGACCAAGTGCTACCAATATTTGATTTTTTAAATCCATAGTTTTGTTTTAAGTTCTGTTATATAATAGAATAGTTATTGTTCTGTTTGATTTTTGTTAAAATGCTGCTTTGATTTTCTTATCTGTAGCTTTAGCATTTTTAAATTCATCTTCCATATCTTCTGCTCTAACAAGTGCTGCCTGTCCGTTTTTGTATGCAGGAATATCACTTACTTTAACACCCAATTCCTTTGCTGACTTTTCTAAGATATTAAGTTGTTTTTCTAAATTATTTACACTTTTATTAAATACTGAATGCACTTTAGTTATACTTGGAAATTCTTTATTTAATGATATTATTTTTTGGTAGTATTTATCTATTGTGTTGTCTAACTTAACTTTATCTTTTTCATATACTTTTATTTGCTTTTCTATATCGTCTACTAACCCCAACTCAATCTTCTCAGCCTTAAGTTCAGTTTTGTTTTCTCTTACTAGCTTGTTTAAAGCACTTAGTATTTGTTCTTGTGTTGGTTTCATATTATATTATTGCTTTTAATGTTTTAACATCTTCATCAACTGACTTAATGTAGCTTCTAATGATATTCATTTCTTGTGATAATTCTTTAGGTAAATCAACACCTAATTCTTTTGCTTGTCTTTCTAAATCTTGAAAAACAGGATAAACCTTTACTAATAAAGTTCCTGTTTTATTTAATTCAGTTAAAGCCTTTTTAGCTTGACTTTTTATTCCATCAACTAACTTGTCAGTTGCTCTAACAGTTTTTAAACTTTCTTTCGCTAATTTGTCAAAGTCTTTTATAGAAGCTAACTCAACCTTCTGAACACTTAACAATTCTTTTAGTGCTGTCTTAACTTCTTCGTCTGTAAATTCTTTCTTTTGCATTTGTTCAAATTTATTAGTAAAGTAGCCTTCTATTGAAAGACCTTTTAATTCTCCATCTTTTATCTTAGACCAAATTTCATCATTGTCTATTTTTAGCTTTACCATCCAAGTCCCCACAGGAAGTGAAAATCCGTAAAGTGTAGACTTATCTAATTTACTATCTTCAATAATCCAAGACTCAACTGTAAGTATTCCTGAGATTCTATCTTGATGTTGATACGTTGCCTTATGGTGATTGTTATGTTTTAAATATAATTCACTAGCTTTTCTAACTGTCGCTTTTGAGAAGAAAACGAAATAATCAGATGATGTTTGTGGGTCGTGTCTGAAAATAGTTTTTTCAGGAATAAGAGCAGGAGAAATTAACATTCTCTTTTCCTCATCTACCTTTGCAAAAGTTAAGTTGTTCTTTTCTTTTCCGAAAAAAACGAACTCAGATTCTATCGCAGGTGAGGTAACGAGCGATATAGCGTCTATTGCCAACTCCTCATTGTCTGCAATTACTAATTCTACTATTTTAGTTTCTTTCATATCTTCATAATAGTCTTTGTTATCTTCTTTACATTCAGCTTTTGTATCGTATTTACAAGAGCCAGTCTTTCCCCATTTATATTTTCCGTTTTCACATTCTTCGCAAGGCATAGTATATAATAGATTTTAAGTTAGTTTATTTGATTTTAGATTGTAGCCCTTCTTCTTATATTTGCTAATTGGTTTTGACTGTTTGTCATTGAGTCGGTTAGAACGTAAGCTTCTACAGGTTCAGGTGCTACACCTCCACTTATATCAAAAGCTCCTGACATCATTTGAGGTGCAGGTGTTGTTGGTGCTGCAACAGAACCTCCTCCTCCTGAACTTGGAACATCTGTTGCCATAATAGTTCTAACATTGTTAAGCCCTGCTGCAATTACAGCTGCTCCTGTGGCAAATCCTGCTACACCGCCTTGTGCAAAGGCTTTATTCGCTCCTACATAAGTATCTATAACGGCTGACGCTATAGCTAATGCTTTGTTATCCCCTGCTAAAGAACTTAATGCTCCTGCAAGTCCTGAGAACGCTTCTAACTGCTCGTTTACATTTGCTTGTACTACTTCTGTCTTAGCTTTTTCAAATTGCTTAGTAATAGCTGTTGTGTCCATTCCTGACTTTCTAGCCATTTCTAGTTTTAAGTCATAAGCATCTTGTAATTCTTGTAATTCTCTTTCTAATCCTGATAGACCTTCAGCTCTTACTTCTTTTTGAGTTTCTAGTAATTCCTTTTCAAGACTTACCTGATTTGTCTTTTGTTCTGATAGCTGTCCTGTAATAGTTTCTTCAAGCTCTAGCATAGCTACTTTAGATTCTTGTAAGGCTATAAAGTTTTCTTCACTAGCATTTATATCAAACTGTTGTTGTGCTGCAGTTATACCTATCTGTATTTGCTCTCTTTGAAGTTTTTGTTGTTCTCCAAGTATATCGTTTAGCTTATTATTTGCTTCAATTCTTTCTTCAAAAGTCTTTGTTTCGTCATCTCTTATTTGTCTTTGTAGTTCAGCGTCTTTTAAGAACTGTGCGTTTAACATAGCAAATTGTACTGCTGCTCTATCAGCTGCTTTTGCCGTTTGAGTAATTGCGTCAGCTTGTTTCAATGTTTCTGTTACATATCCTTTAATAGTTTCAGTTACTTTCTCAAAACTATCATCTACACCTGTATATACATCAACAACTTGTTTCCCTGCTTCTTTGATTGTTCCAAAGGCTTTGCTAAATTCTCCATCTATTAATTGACCAAATGCTTTTCCTACAAGTCCTAGAACTTCTAAGAACTCGTTGAACCTAACTACTAATCCGTCTTTGATAGCCGTTCCTAACTCTTTAATCTTAACACTAGGGTCTTCAAATAATGCTTTGAAGTAACCTACTACTGTTCCTATGTTATTTGATATGAATCCAAACAAGTCATTGAAGGCAATACTTAAAGCAGTCATAGCTGTATTGAACACGTCTAAAACTTTTTGATTCTTACTAAAGACTTCCATAAGTTTCGCAAGTAAAGCTACTACAAGGCCTATTCCTGCTGCCTTGATAGCCGTACCCATTCCTTTAAAAGCTTTACCAATACCTCCAACACCTTTTTGAGCTTTCTCAGATTCAGTAGTTAGCTTTTTAGTATCTTTTGCAACTTCGCCAATATTTGAATTTATTTCTGCACTTATTTCTACGTCTGCCATAGTTTTATTTTTATAAAGTTACCCCTGTTTTTATTTGTGTGAATGTAATGTTACTGCACCATTCTATTGTCATATCTGTTGCTCCTCTTACTCGCATAGCAAAGCTAGTTCCACTTACTATTCCTGTAGGCTGCCATCCTGTTGTTGTTCCACTATCTTTTATTGAATCTCGTTCTCTGCTTATTGTAACTGTTCCTGACTTATTAATTATAACTCCCCTTTCAACCCAACTAGCAAAATCACCAACCGATCCTGCTGCCGTTCCACCTACTCTAACAGCAACTACATCTGCGTGAAAATACATTATAGTATTGTCAGGAATAGCAAATAAGCTATCTGTTGTATTGTTTAAAAAACTAACTGTATTCGTTCCGTTTGGTGTTTGTATTCCATAAATCAAATGAATAGACTGTCTTTCTCCTAAAGTATCTGCTGAAGCATTACCACCTAAGACAATAGAGTTAGTCGCTGTAACCTCACCTAAAGTGCCAAAGACGTTGGCATTGTTTACGTTATTAGCTATCTCATTACTGTTACCGATTATAATGTTATTCCTAGAAAAACCTCTAATAGTATTGCTTTCGCCCATTACTAAAGAATTGTTAGTTCCTGTTTGTGTTGAATTTCCTGCTCCATAAGTTCTGTTATTTTCATTAGCTACATTTCTATCTAAGTTTGTATTGTATCTAAAAGTAGAACAAGTCCCTTCTGCTTTATTATAGGTATATCCATAAGCTTCACATTGAGCTTGATTAGGTGTTACATTTTTTGATCCATTTGTAAAGAGTACTATTCCTAATCCTGAAATTGCAGCAGGTCTTACTTTGAAACCTGATAAGTATGGTATTAAATTAGCTAATTCAGGCATTATGGTATAAGTATAAATTCAACTGTTGCCAAGTCGTTTGGCTTGTAGTCTATTCTGTTACATCTAAAAATTCTATTCTTTATAAAGACAGTGTCGTTGAACTTGAATGTATTAATATCTGAAGGGCTTAAATTTACTTTGATTGTCATTATCCTAGTATCAGGATTGTAAAGCTCTGCATAGTAAGGCAGCCAATACATATTAAAAAGATTATATGCAGTAGGATTACCTACTCCATTAAGTAACTGACATTCGCCAAAGTGAAAGTCTCTTGTATCTGTTACATTTGGTGGGGCAGTTACTATTGTAGGTATATCAGTCAAATGACTAAACTGTAAAAACTCATCTTCTGTTGCATTTCCACAAGGTGCAGTTTGATTTTGGCAAGGCACAAAATAAGTACAACTTGTTAAAGTTTTAACTCCATTATTATACATTATCCTTGGACTGTTTTCAAATCCTTCTGAAGTATCATCATTAGCACTATAAGAATAAACAGCAGGAACGATAAGGTCAGGATATTGACTCATTAAAGGCTTCACTACTGTTGCTGCAAAAGGTTCTGCTATTATTTCATCTTCTCCGTCTAAGATATTAAATTCATTTCCTG